TCAGGAGGCATCCACGAGCTGGGCGATGCGTTCGCGCAGCTCGGCATTCTCGGCACGCAGGGCCGCGTTCTTCGCTTTCAGTTCCGCCACTTCGGCGCGCAGGTGTTCCACTTCCGTCAGCGGCTGGTGCGGCTGCGAAGGGGCTTCACCCCCGTCCTCCCACGGTGCCGGCTTGGCCGGTTTGGCGGGACGCGCGGCGGCGCGCTGCTCGCGGATTTCCTTGGCGGCCTGCTGCAGGAACTTCTTGCCGCCGGCGACGGCCGTGACCTGGTCTTCCGGCGCCAGCGACGCGACGGTGGCCGCCGCGTTGATCGAGATGGTGCCGGCACGGACGGCTTCCACCAGCTCCGGCGTCGCCGTCTTCTGGATCTTCTCGATCTGTGACAGCGTGTTCGACGACAGCCGCGCGGCGCGGGCGATGTCCTCGCGCGACGTGCGCACTTTCGGCGCGACGGGTTCGGCATCCGATTCCGGCGGCGCGATCGCCGCGTCCTCGGCCTTGATGCGGGCCGCCTCTTCTTCCGCGCGCTTGGCGAGGATGTCCTTGCGGCGCAGCGCCAGCACGCCGCGCTGGAAGTCCGAGACGCTGCGGCGGCCCAGGTGATTGTCGATCATCCACAGCATCACATCTTCCATGCTCTGGAAGCGCTCGTTCTGGACGACCTTGAACGGAATGCCGTGCTTCTGGCAGATCGAATAGCGGTTGTGGCCGTCGACAAGCACGTCGCCCCACAGCACGAGCGCATCGCGGCAGCCCTCGGCCAGCAGGCTGCGTTCAAGCGTTTCATACTCCGCCTCGGTCAGCGGATCGATATAGGCGCGCAGGGAATCGTTGATCTGGATTTGCATACGGTGATTAGTGAAAAAGCAAGCGCCGCGCCGGGAGGCGGGCCGGTCAGCATGCTACACCAATCGGGGGGTGAGGGACAAAGGGTGAGGCGATGGCCTCGTGGTGCCCCGGGCCGGAATCCGTGCTCCTTTGTAATCAAAGACTTGCGAAGCGCATTCGTAACTTATTCGGAGAGCGAAAAACTTTTCGTGAATCTACCTCATGGCCGCGTAGTGTCCCAGCATGGTGCGGCACCGAGATGATAGCAGACCGGGCGCGCAGTTGGCGGCCCAAGGTTCGCCACCATGCCGGCGATCAAAGGACGCTGGCCCCTGCCGTGGCAAGATGCCGCCCGGGAGGAAAAATGCACACCACCAACGACCGCCAGAACACCCACATGCGCGACACGATCGACACCATCATCCGCCAGCTCGACGACGTCGGGCGGCACTACGCAGCAAACGAAATGCTCGCTTGGGGCGTGCCGCTGCCTGTCATCGCTAGGGTACTGTATGAGCCCGACAGGCGCCGGCAAGTCAGTCCTTCTTGAGCGCCGGCAGCCGCTTCGCCCGCTCTTCCTGCACGCACGCGCAGTCGTCGAGCTCCTTCCGCAGGACGCCACCCAGGAATCCGGACGGGCTCTCAAGGTACTGGTCCGCCCGGTTGACCACTGCACGCAGCCGGGCGATCTCCCACAGCAACGCCGAGATGTCGCCGGCTTCGGGCGCGTGCCGGCGCTCGGCGATCTCGTGAAGCTGCTGCTTCGTCAGCGACGGACGTTTGAAGTTGCTCATGGGTGCGGCGGAATACTGTACAAACGTACAGTATATCAGTCAGTGGGCAGCGGCCCGACTTCGTAGAACCCATGAGAGCGGATCCAGCCCTGAAGCCCTAGCACCTGTGCTCGCAGGCCTGCTACTTCCCGGTCGGCGCTCTCGGCGAGGTCGCGAAGGCGCCGCTCAGTTGCCTCTGGTAGCTCGACGGTTTCGACGCCGGGGATTGCATCAGCTCGCCTGGGGCTTGCGGCTTCGCCGGTTGCGGAAGCGGCGCACACACGAGCGGGGATTGCGATGCGCAGCCGGTCACGCTCAGCATCAGCGCGATCAGCGGCAATACGTTCATTCGCAGCATAGAGGCTCTCCTTGTACTGGGCCAGCGTGGCCTTGGTTGATTCGATGTCCGCCGCATGTGCGGCGTCGTTCGCGGCTATGGCGGCGAGCACGGCGCGCTCCTGCGCTTGACTCTGCTCCAGCTTGTCGCGGTCCCATTCGGCCTGAACGCCGTTCGCGCCGACGTGATAGCCTCCGATACCGACGCCCGCCAGGAGCACCACCAGCACTGCGCCGCACACGGCCAGCTTGATCTGCCCCGGCGTCATGACAGCACCTTGAGGCAATGCCGCGTGAGGCTCAGCCGCTTGTCGTAGCCGACCGAGTCGCCCTGCTTCGCCGTCACATGGCCGATGTTGATCAGGTCCGATATCGCGTCGACGTTGCCGGCGTCGGCCAGTGGGTTGCACCCGCTTTTCCACCAGAACCATGCGGCCGACAGGGCGGCGCCCGTCACGGTGGAGAGCCAGTCGCCAATGTCGCCGATGACCGCCAGCTCACGCGCCACCTCTTGGTGGTTATCACGGCCCGTAAGCTGAATCCAGCCGGCGCCGCGGTAACGCCAGCCGTCGCCAGATCGCTCGTTGCCGTTGCCCATGCGGTTCGCGTACACGTAGTTCGCGATTTTTTCCGGGTTGCGTGCGAACGGCGCGGCAGCTTCCATGGACGGGAAGCGCGCCGGCCATGTGCTGCGCAGCCCGGCGGCGCTATAGTTCAAGTTTTCGCGGACGCGGGAGAACTCGCCGCTCTCGTGCGCGACCTGGGCCAGAAAATGGGCGGCCCGCTTCGGGCCATCGATGCCGAATCGCGACATCGCGGCGTTGAGCGCTTTGGCGTACTCGCCAGCACGAGCGCCAACAGACGGCGCGATCTGCTGCAGTTGGTCAGTGGTGAGGTTCATCGCTCGATTCCTTGACAGGTGCCGGCGTTTCCGCAGGCAGATTGAATTTCGTGTTCAGCACGCCTTCGAGCTTGAACAGCGCCCGCGATCCCATGTGCGCGGCGATGCCGACAAGCGCATACTTCAGCGGCGCCGGGGCTCCAGCCGATTCGCACAGGTTCGCCGTGATCACGCCGGTAAAGCCGGAGACGACCAGCTCGCCGACAAGCTCCGTGAAGTTCCATGCGCGTGCGTGGCCTTCCTTCATCTTGCGGATGAATGACGCAACGCCGCCCCACAGGGACAGGCCGATCAAGAGCACCCAACTCAGAATCACGTCGAGGTTGAAACTGGGGTCCGGCGGCGGGGTGGATGGGTTCATTGCGTCCTTTCGGGCATAAAAAAACCGCCGAAGCGGGTTGGGTTCCTGGGGCCCGCGCATGGCGGGAGTGGTGAAGTCGCCTATAATTGTCGAGAACGCACAACAGGATTTCTCATGGACGACAACGTAACGCGCGCCGCCGTGTCATCGCTCGGCACGGGAGTACTGGCGCTACTGATTCAGCAAGCCAAGGCCAAGCTGGCCGCTCGCGCCGAGCGTGTAGGGCGCGGTCTTCCGGAGGAGTTCGGCCGCTTGCTGGGCCGATGCTGGGCGCGCGCTTACCGCGGCTACAAGCGCGCGCTGCGCCGGTGACGTGTACATCGCCGCACCGCCCAAGGCGCCCATAGCTGCCGCAGGGCTGACGGCCGCTGTTCCACCCAAGAGGCCCAGGTTCAGCAACGCACGATCAGTCGTGCCGCTGTTCGGCACCTTGTTACCCAGCACCGACTTGCCAGCGTCGCCAAGATCCTGTCCGAGCGCACTGCCACGTGCGAACGCCCCCTTGTCTTTCGACTTGTCGAGCGCTCGCACGGCGTTCTGGAACTGCGCCGGCGTGAAGTTGCCGTCGTCGGCGCCAAGCTTCGACGCCGCGTTTTGGACCCGCTTGAAGTTCGCCCAGCCCGTGTTCGATGCCTTCAGGTCGTCCGCATACTCACCGGCTTGGCGCTTGAGCATGTCGCGCAGCTCGGCCTGAAGCTGCTTGACGGCCGGCGCCAGTTTCCCTTCATAGATCGATTGCGAGCCGGCGAGCTTCCTGGCATCTGCACCCAACGCGCTCTCGAGCGTCTTGTAAGCGTCTGACGTCATGTAGCCGTGCTCATCGAACGTTTCCAGAACGTCCGACAGCGCGCCCTGGAACTTGGCTTTCTCGTCGGCTGGGATGAGCATCTTGTTCACCTTGTCCCGCAGCGCTGCGACGTTCGATGTGAACTTGCCGTCTGCCGGTATCGCGCCGATCTTGTTCAGCACATCGTCGTAGCGCTCCTTCAGCGCGTTCTCGGTGAACGTCACAGCATCCCGGCCAGACATCCCTTCCGGCAGCTCGGCGCCGATCGGCTTCAGCGCTCGATTGATCGCCGCACGCTGGAACTGGTCGTTGGCTGCGCCGCGTGCTTTGCTCACCATGTCGCCCACGACCGGCAACGACATCAGCTTTTCTTCTACCGCATTTGCCCGGCCGCCGAGCGCTTGACCGATCGTCGGCTGCACTCCCTCACGGCGCAGCAGTTGGAGATTCGCGTTCTTCGAGGCGTTCGGACTCACCATCCGCGCGAGGCCGCCGGTGATCGCCGGGATGGCGCCGCCGACCAGTGCGCCGGCACCGATCTGCTTGACCTTCTCGTCGACGAAATCGCCGCCGGCAACAGGCGTCAACGCACCTGAAACGCCACCACCCAGGGCCCCTACGCCGATGCGGCCGGCGAGCGTTGCCGCAGCAGGGAGCCGCGATGCTACAGCAAGGTTTGCCGGGCTCACCATGTTCCCGATCGTTCGGTAACCGTCAAAGCCAGATTCTCCCGCAGCAGCACGCCGCGCTTGATATGCCTTCTCGGCATCTGCAATCATGCGATCGACGCCGCCCACGCCGCTGCCGCCCTGCACCAAGTCGGAAACTCCACCTTCGGGGATGCGGGCAACGAGACCCGTTTTATCGGCAATGTAGTTGTTCAGGCGATTGCCGGCGTTGACGACGCCTTCCGGCAGGATATGCGTCAAGAGTTGGGCGCCCGCATCGATCGGGTCGCGCACCCCTTTGAGCACCTTGTCAATGCGCGACAGCGGCGCGGCGGCAGGCCGTGCCGGTGCCGCGGTGGACTGAAACTTCGACCACGGCCCGCTATCGCCCGTCGCGGCTTCCGTCTCGGCTGCCGCAAACTTCTCCCAGGGTCCAGCCATCAGATTTTCTCCCATGCGTTCGGATCAGCAGGATTGCCGCCCTTGAACCGGTAGCCGTCCATGACCTGGCCTTTGATTACGGATTTCGGCGCCGCCGGTTGCGTCGTCTGCTGGCGTGAGCTGCCGGGCGCCATGCCCAAGTACTTCTCGTTGAGGTTGCGGATGGTGTTCGCCGCAGCCTTCCGAGTGCTTTCCGGCAGCGTGGCGTCGCCGATCTGGCCGGCCATTTCGCGGTAGAGTTGTACGTCCTTGTCCGACTGAGGGCCCGACATCTTCGGCATCTTCGACACCAGCAGACCTTGCAGAACCTTGAGCTGCGCCGCCGCTTCGCTGCCCTTCGTACTAGCGCCAAATGCCCGCGCGACTTGGTCGGCACCTGCGCCAAGGTAGCTGCTCGTTGACGCCTTCAGCAGCGGCTCAGCCTCATTGAGGATCGACAGAACGTCGCTCGCGTCCTGTGTGCGCTGTACGCCCTCCTTGCCGGCCTTCGGATCGGCCGGCCCGCCGGGGATCGCTTCCAACTGGCCGTTTGCCGCCCAGCGGTATCCCTGCGGCGCCTTTGCTCCACCGGCTTGCGCGCGCTGCTCCAGTGCGAGACGCTGCTGCGCGATGCCGAGATTGGCCCGTGCGATCGCGTTGCTTGCGGCTCCATCCGGCGTCATGGTGCGCTGGAATGACTGGCCCGGCTTCAGGTCGAACGGGTTCACCGCTACCGACGTACCGCCCAGGTTCACCAGTTCCGCCTTGTCGCGCGGCGCCAGCCCGTCGAGCTGCTTGATGCTGCCGTCGTCTGCCGTACGAACTGCGACCGGCTTGCCGTCCGGCCCGTTCACCCACGTGATACCGCTGTCGTACTTCGGCTGCGCCTTGGCGAGCTGATGTTGCAGCTGGATCGCCTTTAGTGGGTCGATGCCCTGCACTCGCCCGATGAAGCCGTTCGTGTCGAACGAGCCGCCGGCCATCGACTCGCGCGCGGCCTGCTGGATCGCCGCTTGCTGTTCAAGCGCACGTTGCTGCGCGTCGAGTTCCGCCGTGCCGCTGCGGACTTGCAGAGCGCGCAAATCCGCCATCTGGCGCGCGGCATCTTGCTGCTGCTGGCGGTCGACGTACGCCTCGCGCCCCATCTGCATACCTTGCGCGCCCGCAGCCAGTGCCGCCCCCAGGTTGACAGGACGGCGTCCATCCCCCAGCGCATTGTTGAACATCGCGGCGAGACCGGTCAGTCCTGCGGTTTGCTCCGGCGTCGCGTTACCGGTGAAGTAATCCCAGATCGACATATTTATGCCCCGCCGAAATACGAGTTAGACAGCCATGACGTAGAAGGAGCCGATCCGGCGGACACGCCCCAGTTGTTTGCGGCACCGGAATACGCCGAGGCACCGGAACCGCCTCCGCCACCTCGGCTAAACTGGCTCCAGAGCGACAGGCCGCCGAGCGCCCCGCCGATAGCATCGCCGGCCGCGTTCCCGTAGTACGGTTGCGTCGACGTATTCGACGTGCCCAACCCAGTGAATGGCGACAGCGCTCCGGTGCCCTGCGTGAGCCGGTTGAAACCCGCGTTGTTGTTGTTCTGCGCGTAGCCGTACGCCTGGCCAAGCAGCCCGGACGATAGGCCGATGCCGGTCGCCTGCGCCTGCGCGTTGTTCTGGTTGTTCTGCAAGTAAGCGTTCTGGTTCGCCAAGGACGCCTGCTGCTGCATCTCCGCATTCTGCGCCGCCGTGCTGTACTGCTGGCCGGACAGGCCGAGCAGCGCTTGCAAGCTGCGGTTCTGTCCCTGGTTGTACGCATCAGCTTGCGCGCCGACCGCGGCGTTCGTGTTCGCCTGGCCGAACTGGTTGATGGCGTTCTGCTGTGCCTGCGCGAAGTCACCGATGGCACGCCCTTCAGCCAAGCCCTGACGCGAGCCGCCGTAGCCGCCCGAGATGATGGAATTGCTCTTGATCCCGGTGAGCACGTTCTCGTTGAGGTTGCGCGTGGCGTCCTGCTGCATCTGGTTGAACGCCAGCTTGCTTTGGTCGATGCCGCCCTGAATCGCCCGGGTCAGGTACGGATTGGCGCCGGCATCGCCGTTGATCGTGCGGTTGAATGCGCTGCGCAGATCCAAGCTGTTCTGCGACGGCGCGCTGATCCGCGCTGCCTCGATGTTCGGCGTCGCGTTCGTCGTTTCCTGAAGCTTCTGCGCGGCCTGCTGGCTGCGATTGAAGCTGTCGGCGCCCCAACTACCCAGGTACATATCGGACTGGTTGCCGAAGTTGGACAGCCCGCCGGTCTGACCCTGCTGCGCCTGCTGCGCGATCTTCTGCAGGAGACCTTCGGTGCCGTTGCCGGTGCCGTACAGCAGCGCTTTCATGGTCGGATCAAGTTCGAATGTCTGGCTCGACCCGGCCTGCGCTGCCTTCCTGTTCTGCTTCGACGAGTACATCGAGCCCGCGACGCCGATTGCTGCTGCTCCTGCTGCTGCCCACGACATATTATTCCCCTTTCAAAAGCTTCTGCTGCTCGCAGAACGCCAAGAATTCCTGCTCGTCCTGAGCAATGAACTGCTGCTCGATTACGGCCACGTCGCGCTCGTGCGTGCCGTGCACCGTCAGCCAGCGAACATCCGTCAGCGCGTAGGCAATCCGCTTCGTGCCAGGTGGCGACACCTCGATAAACGGCGGCGTGAGGCGGCGCATGCCATCGTTGGTCAGCACCGCGATTTCCCCGGACAGCAAGACGTTCAAGCTTTCGTATTTGTGGATCTTCCCCACGATGATTGTGCCGGCCGGGATGAAGATTTCGCGCCCGTAGACACCCTCCGAAAAGTGGTCAGTCGTTGGCATTTCGACCTGCGGCATCTGTCGCAAGTGGGCCTCCACCGCGCTGACCTGCGCACGCGAGGGCATGACACCGCTCTCTGCGCGTACCGCGGAGATTTCGTCGTTGCCTACAATTTCATCCATGTTCCGCCTGATGTGTAGAGGTAGATGCCTTCGCCGGCTCCAGGGTCCCAATACGGCGCGCCAGGCGCATAGACCAGCATGCCCGCACGTGGCCGCGTAGGCGCCTCATATGTCGGGTCCATCGCGTTCGTGCGCAGCAGCTTGAGCAGCGCTTCGATGCGCGCCAGCTCCGCATCGAGGAACCGCGGCAATTCGGCGGGGTTCGTCGGCACCGCACCTTTTGCATACCCCGCCGTGTACAGCGACTTATTCGGGTTCAATATCGCCCCCTTTCTTGCACGTCGATGTCGAACGAATCCAGGCGCCAGTTGAACGCCGTCCCGTTCTCGAATCGGATTGCGATGTAACGGCCTTCGACCATGCAATCGCACGAGAGCGTTGAGCCGATCGTGTACGTCATGCTTGTGTACGTGGGCGGCGAGTAAGGGGTCTGCTGCGTACCGACTTGCACGATCACGGTGTCACCGTCATTGCCGGTGATGCGCGGCCGAATGCTTCGCACCAGCTTGCGGTTCACGTCCGTGCCGAAGCTCAGGCCGACCCGCTCGACGTACGAGGACGGCAGCACGCCGTCATACGAGGCCGACGAGTCCAGTAGGTAGAACTTCGTGTCGTTCGAAGCCATCATCACGCGCGAGGCGTTCGGCGTGAAGTCGGGCCCGTTCCACTTGGTAAGATCGGAATCCCACGGTTCGCCGTCTGCATCCCACGTACCGTTTAGGGTGTTGTCGACGGAACCGCATGCGGCGTGGTTCACGTTCGGCATGGTCCGATACGAGACCGTCTTGTCCTTGTAGTTCCAGACCAGCGCCTTGTTAGGCACCGAATTGCCGATCGACGCGTAGCAGATGAACACCTCGTTCAGGAACGGATTCTTGAACACGAACGTCCGACCGACGGCCGCCGTGTCGAGATCCTGGAACAGCGCCCGGCGCGCCTGCTTGTCGAGCACCTGAACGTGCGAACTCCCGTTGTGCACGATCACGTCGTTTGCCGTCACCACGAAATGCGACGGCTGGCCGTCAACTTCGATATCGACAACGCAGTTGCGGTTGAGTGCGCCGGATTCGCCGAAGACCTTCTGGAAGCCCATCACGTCCTGGCCGCCGATGAAGCTCATGCGCCAGATGGAGTTTTCCTTGTAGATCATCAGCGCATCGCCGAGCGGCAAGCCGTCAACGATCCGGTCACCGCCGGTTGCCAAGTCGTATTCGCCGGCCAGTTCCGCAGCGTTCGACGGGTCCCACGTGGCCGGCACGGCGCCGGGATCGGCCGCGGTGCTCCACTTCACCATGTACGGGTATTCCTGGCCCGCTTTCGTCACGCCGAGAGCCACCAGAAACACCTTGTATGCCCGCATGGATTTGCAGTACGTGTTCGCTGGCCAGTTCGACAGCGCCGTACAACGGTTCGCCGGGTCAAGGCTCCACTGCTGCGGCGGGTCGATCTTGTTTCCAGGGTTCAGGATCGGCACGCCGCCAAGGTTGGTCGACGTCCATTCATTCGGCTGGGCTGAGTAGTCCACGTCAACGCCGGCAGTCTGGCGCGTCAGGTTTGTATGAACGGCGGCGCCAGCATTGATGTAGGCGGCGTAGATCTTCTTGTCGCTCGCATACAGCCAGTACCGCGTGCCAGTCGGCGAGATTGCCGGCGACGTGTGCAGCGGCGTGACGGCCGGCGTGCCGTACACCTGGCCGTACCCGTAGAACTGGTAACAGTAGCCATCCAGGAATCGGATGTTGCTGCTGTCAGTCCAGGCGTTGATGGGTAGCTCGTGCTGCGACAGGTCGCGAATGACGCCAACGCTGCCGCAGTTCGGGACCGATACGAACGGCATTACGCCCCCTCCGGCGTGGAAGCTGGCGGCGCCACGTAGAGCGGGTGACGCGGGTCCGTCTTCTTGACGAACTCGCCGTCGTGATACCAGTCACCGATTTCGCCGCCGTAGTCAGCGTTGACCAGCAGCAGCCATGGCAACTGACCGGTCCACGACACCTCAATCGTGTTCTCCACGATGTACGTCTCCGGATTGAGTTGAGCAGCACGCATTACAGCTCCCCTTTCATCGTCAGTTGACCGCGCGCGCCATCACCCGCTTTGGCGCCGGTCTGGGTTGAACCACCGGCTCCACCGGGAGCGGTGCCGTTGCCGCCCGAGACGCCGGCGTTAGCACCAGCGCCTCCATTGCCGCCGAAGACGCTTGTTCCGCCCGGTGCCCCAACGCCGCCAGTCGTACCGCCACTCGATCCGCCACCTGCGCCGCCGTACACAGAAGATCCGCCAATGCCTTGGTTCCCGCCGCCGCCGCCGTAAGCCGAATTGGAAGAAGTCGCCCCGGACGATCCGCCGTCACCCCCGCCGAAATCTCCGTCAACTCCATATCCTGCGCCCCCGAACCCTGACCCGCTGGCCACTTGCTTTGGTCTCCCTCCCGGCGCGAAGCCGGTAGCGCCAACGCCTGTCGTGCCAGCACTGAGCATGCCGCCACCGCTGCCGCCGGTGCCGCCGCCGTTTGCGCCGCCAGCGCCACCATAGATGGTCATTCCGGCATAGGTCGAATTGCCTCCTTGCACGCCGGGCGCTGCCGCACTTGGGCCAACCCCACCAGATCCGACAATCAACGGCCCCGCTTCGGGCACACTGGCCGCAGCCAGAGTGAACGGAAGGCACGCACCTCCGCCAGATCCGAAAGCTGCTGTCCCGGTGCTACCAGTCTTGGCACCGGATGCTCCAGCAGCCCACAGCCAGCCGCTAAAGCGCCGATATCCGGGCGGCTTTGGTATGGCGGCAGTGGACGCGGTCCAATCTTTGATGAATCCGTTCACAACGAAAGAGTTCAGCGACGCACCATCGCACTGCATGACGCGCGTTTCGCCTGGGTACATCAGGTATGCCGCCTTGCCGTCGATGCCGCCCGTAGCTGGCCGCGTCGTGATCGTCCAGTCCGTGTACTGGATCGTGTACGAGCCGACGACAGTTGCCGAGCCGCCCGGCGCCGTCAGCGTGGTGTAGCTGAAGCTGGTCGGGCTCAGTACCGTGATTGCAAACGTGCCGTTGTACGCGGCCGGCGTGGCGCCGCTCACGGTCACGTAGTTGCCAGTCGCGAGGCCATGCGCCGATGCAGTCGTCAGCGTGGCCGTCGTGCCGCCCGCGTTGATCGTGGAAACGGTCTGTGGCGATACGCCGCTGTCGTCCAAGCGGTAGACAGCAGACAGCGTGAGCGTCGAACCAGCCACGTACGAGCCAACGGGCGATGCGGACGTGCCTGGAGCCGACAGCATCGTGTACGTCAACGCCGTGGTGCTCGTTACGGTCACAACGAAGGTGCCGTTATAGGCCGCTGGTGTGGCACCAGAGACCGTGATCGTGTCACCCGTGGACCGGCCATGCGGCGCCGACGTCGTGAGCGTCGCCGTCGTGCCAACGCTGGTCAGCGTGGCGATCGTCTGCGCCGTGTTGGACGTGTACGATACAGCAGTGCCGATCGTACGGATGAGGAACGGTTGCGACGTGCGGCGCAGGACCAAAAGATCGCCCGCCGTGATCGACAGGCCAGCAGGAACGCTGAACACGGTCGTAGAGAGCGGCGAGGCCACGGTGCCCGACGTTGTGCTGACTGCTGCCGGCGCCTCAAGCTCGATGTCGCCAGATCCCGAGTTTCGCAGTGTGACGTTCCAGCCGTTGCCAAGCGCCGACGGCAAAGCGAACGTCTGCGTGAAGGTGCCGGACGTGAAATCGATGAACTGGCCCTGGTCGGCGTTCGTGAGCTGCGTATTGGACGTGCGCGCCGAACGGAACAGCGGGCCGCGCAACTGCCACGTCGGCACCATGTTTTGCGAGATCAGCTCGTATGGCGCATTTCCGCCCGGCTGGCCCGGCAATGCAGCACTGAACGCCAGTTGATCGACATAGTTCTTCGTCACGCCAACGAGCCGGTATTCGGTGCCGGTATCGACCATGAGCACGTATTGCGACAGGTCGCCCGGGCGCAGTGCCGTGCCATCGGCTTGCAGGATGTTGCGCGCGCCAAGGCCAGAAATGTTGATGGTCGACACGCCCGTGTTCGTGGTGCTTGGCTTCCATGCAACCAGCGTATTCGCCGTGTACGAAAGCAGCGGCGTAGCAGGCGACAGCACGTACGTGTTCGCCGTGCCAGTTGCCACACCACCGACAATCACAGCGCCAGTAAAGCCGGGCATCGAATCCTTGATGCACTGCTTCAGCAAGCGCAGATGGTCATCGCCCTGGCTCTTCGGATCACCGCCCGCCGGATTGGCCGGGTTCAGGTCGTTGATATATTGGCCGTTTTCGAGTGCCACTTAGTACCCCCACGAATTCCGTGTTCGACTGCCCCACAGGACAGCCGCAATTTCTGTTTGCAATGGCGCCACGCCCTTCGACCTGGCCGCATCCGCCGCCACGCTGCGTAGCAAGTCACGAAACTTCTGCGTGTAGATCGCGACGTCTCGCTCATCGCGGAGGAAGTCGGCCAGTTCGGCCAGAGCGCCGTAGAAGTACAGGTCAGGCGCACGTGCGAACAGGTCGTTGGTCGGGTTCGCGTCCGACAGGTAGACGGTTTGCAGGTAGCGCAGCGTCAGTTGGTAAGGCTGGTCTGCCGGCCGGTTGAATGCGATCCGATTCCCGTCAACAGCCCAATAGGTCGGCTGCCCGGCGTTTGCTTCGTCCACGGGCATTTGCGCAGCCACGACCGGCACCAGCTCGAGCCGCGGCTGTAGGGTTTCGCACCACATAGCCACGGGCGAATCGAAGTCCGCCGGCAGATCGATGAAGCGCGCCCCGACCGAAAGGGACAGCGGGACCTCGACTTCCTTTGGGAAGATCGCCAGGCGCCGGTTGATCTCCGCTTCAGCCAACGCAATGAAGCCTGGGATTCTCGCCGCCAAATCTTCTCGATGGGATCGATCGACGATCGCCGCCTGCAACTCGGCGTACGTCGTGATCATTCGGCTACCTTCCGGGTGTATTTGCGCTTGGCCGGCGGCGGATCGTTATCAGCGACTTCCTCGACGTGCTCCGGCTTATCGGCCGTCGGGGGCGCCGGTTGTTCGCCCCATACGGCAAAGCCATCGCGCCGCGCTGCCGCTTCTTCCTCTGCATCCGGCACCACGCGCATGACATCGCCCTGGTACAGCGCTTTCGGGTATTCCAAGAACTCCATGTGCGTGCTCCAAAAAAGAAGCCCCGCACTAGGCGGGGCTCCGGGTTACGTCGGCGTCGATCAGTTCGACAGGATGCGTGCGGCCAATTGCGCGCGCAGGGTCTTGTAGCCGTACAGGACATCGATACGAGCCGGGAAGGTGTCGTTGTTGATGTTGTACTGGCGGATCATGCGCATGCTGATACCGTCGAACGCCTCACGGGCCTTCCAGTCCACGCCGTCCGGCATCACGAGGTCGGCAGTCGCAAACGCGAACGCATCCTTGTGGTAGGCCAGCGACGGCCGATAGATCGCCGAGGCGCCGCCGATCTTCGACACCGCGGCCGCGTTCGCGGGCGCCGCGGTCACGTTCTGACGACCGCCAGTGGTGGCGATGGCCGGCGAGATTTGCACGGTTCCGGCGCCGCCTGCGTAGTCTGCGGTGACGACGAACTGCATCAGGTTGCCCGTATCGAGCTTCGTTTCCGGATGCACGCGATTCACACCAGCGAACGTGATCACGTCGCCCTTCTTGAACGTCGCCGTGCCGGTCTGGACGATGATCGAGGAGCCAGTTTGGCCGGCGCCGTTGACGGTGTAGCCGGTCGTGGCCGCCGCGGTGCCGGTTGCTTGCGAGGACAGCAGCGTGTTCTCGTAAATGTCGCCGAAGCCCGCGGTACGGCCGACCAGGCCGTCGCGGTACTGCTTGGAGATCGTCGCCGAGTCCTGGAACAGGCCCTTGAGGTTATCGACCATATCCACGTTGTCCTGCGTGTTCAGCAGCAACGTACGATCGGACGTCGGAACCAGTGCGTCCGTCAGCAGCTTGCGTGCGAGCAGGGCTTGACGGAGGTTCAGCGTCGAACCGATGTTATTGACCGTCTGCGCCACGTCGAGCGCCATGGACAGTGCGTCAGCTTCGATGTTCGCCGCCAGGACGGAGACTGCCGGCTCGATGATGCGCGAGCTGAAGTCGTCCAGGTTCATCGTCAGATCGATGGCGGTGAACGACAGGTCGACGCCCTTTTGCGTGGCGACTTGCAGCGTCACGCTGGTTTCCGTCGTGTCCTGCGGGACCATCGTCGCGCCGGTACGGACCGTGTATTCGTTCGGCAGTCGGATCTTCAGGCTGTCGCCGATCTTCGCGCCGGACTTGGCGAACGAATCGTCGTACTGGCGGTTGATCGAGCCGACGAAGTTCAGTTTCTGGTGCAGGATGCGCAGTGCTTCACGGGTGATTTGCTGCGGGGTGAGGATGGTGTTTGCCACGGTAATAGTCCTTTAACGTTTGCGTACTTGAGAATTGCGGTGGGCCATCCACTCCGCGGTGCTCATCTTTGCCGGGTCGCGCTGGGCGCCCGGACGGGCAGCACTGACGCGAGTTGCCGGCGGCGGCACGGGTGGAGCGGCGGTCTTCTCCGCTTGCTTCTTTTCGAGCTGGGCGAACTTCTCCGCGCGGTCGATCAACTTCAGCAGGGCCGGCTGCTGGATCAGCAGACGCCCGACAGACTTGTCAACCTTCACGCCGTTGTCGGAGAGGTACTTGTTCAGCGCTTCGGCGCGCTGAGGGGACCAGCCGGGAATCTCACGCTGCACATACGCTTCCGCTTCCTGAACTTGCTTGGCAATCTCTTGCTGCTCGTTCAGAGCAAACTGCTGCTGTTTCTGCGTGACTGCTTCTACTGCCTTGTTTCGTTCCGCCTCCAGCTGACGTTGCCGCTGCTGGTACAACATGGCGTTCTGCGGGTCGTTCGCGATCAGCTCGTCCCAGTTCAGTTGATCGAACACGGCGAGTTGGTCGTTTAATGCCTCGACTTTCGCCATTTCCTTCACGAACTGTTGCTGCGTCTCGCGCTCCCGCGCTACAGCTTCGCGCTCCGCCTCTGCGGCTTTGCGCACTTCCGCAGCTTCCTGCGTCTTGCGGGTGTAGTCGGCCTGCATCAGCCGCTCAGCCTGCAATTTCTGCGCTGCGGTCTTCGGTAGGACGAACTTTCGCCCGTCTACCTCGATCTCTTCTTCCTCTTCCGGCTGCTCGCCACCTTCGGCGCCCTCGCCTTCCAGCTCATCGCCGGCCGGGTTCGGATCGTTGTGTTCGTCCGAATCCGCCGTCGTATTTGGCAATTCGGAATCCGTGTTTTGCGGTTGTTCCGTGGTCATCTACATTCCTCTTTTGGGGTGGTTATTAAGCTGGCGTCACGAGGATCTGCCCGCGGCCGGCCGTGAACGACATCGAGCCGGCGCCGAGCAGCGTGCAGTCGGTGCGAGTGATGGAGCCGGCGGCGGGGGCGATCGGCATGCGCACAGCAGGAGTGCGGAGGACGCCCGTCCAGTCCTCCTGCACGCAGTCGGCGCCCGTGTTGCCGAAGTTGCCCATGGCTTGAATGCTCCAGGCGGAACCGTTCACGCTCATGCTGAGCAGGTGGTTCAACGACTTGAACTTGCCCGACCCGTTGCCAGTCACGGAAACCGACACGTCAAGCTGCACGGTGGCGCCGTCAGTAATGCGCTGCGCCGCCAGGCTGGAGCCCTGGAACCGCGCGCCGTCGCCGGCTGCTGCCGCCGTGATATCGGCCTTGTTGTCGACGCCGAAGCCATCGGCCCGCGCTGGAGCAGAGAACAGGCAGTTCGTCGGCGAATTGATCTTGAAGCCAGTGAACCCGGTACCAATCACGCTACCTGCATCGCCGCGGCTGGCATCGCCGCCGACGCTCCATGGCGCGCTGTCCTGCACGTTCCTGTTCGCTGCATTCGTGCCGTAGTTGTCGGCGTTGCTCGTCGTCCGGAAATCGTTACTCGGCAGAGTCGCGGTGTCAGCAGTGATGCGCTTGCCAAGCTTGTGCGCGCCACGCTGCGTGAGGTGCAAGCCGTCCACGCTGCTAATCAGGCCGGCCGCCGCTTGGCCCTTGTTCGCTGCTGTGGGGTCGACGATCTCGGCGAACGCGTCGATGCATTGCATGCCCGGCGTGTTCCGGCAGTACTGCTTGATCCAGTCGTTGACCTTCAGAATCGTCGCGGTTTTCGGCGCCGACCATGCGCCGTTGCCCGCGCCCAGCGGTAGGATCGTCATGGCGTATACGATCTTCTTACCGCTTGCGAGCAGCCGCTCGTAGATCGCTTGCAGTTTCGCTTGGATCGATTCCGGAGTAGCGCCGCCAGTGGCGTCGTTGGTCCCGCCCATAACGAACGCATAGGAGGCGTTGATGTTCGCAACCTCGTCGACGCGATCGAGCATTTCACTCGTGGTTCGCCCAACCGCCGCCGAGATGCCCATCAGGTCGAAGCGCTGGTTCGACAGCACATTCGCCCATACGAACCAGCCGTTGTCCATGTAGCACGCCATGTTCGCAACGGAAGGCGTGCCATACAGCGGCGCGGAAGCGACGTCAGGGCCGGCGTTGTCGTAGGTGATCGTCGTGCTGGTAGCACTCGTGACGACCTGATTCCCGCGCATGTCCTCGGGAAGGCCCACGACCTGGACCGGCATCCCGATCCCGAATGGGATGCTGGCGGGGGACGTGAACGTCACGGTCACGATCCCGTTGGAGCGCGACGCGGACGCGATGTATGCCTGCGCGAAGTTTTGGTAACTGTTGCTGTCGCCGATGATGACCGCGGTATTGCCCAGGGGACGGTTATCCGCCCGGGCACGCCCCACGAATTCACGTTGGTAGACCTTGACTTCTTCCGGCGACGGGCAGTTGTTGACGCTCATCGTTGCGGCGCCGCTACGCGCGGTGGCTCGCAGATACCCGCTCTCGGCGGCCATATCGGCAAACGCGCTGGTGACGGTGCGCTCGGGCCACTTCACCCATTTCGCCACACCGTTCTGCACCGCGTTGAGCGGGTCGCTCGTGAACTCCAGCGTCACATAGCCCGGTGCCGTCGTCGTCACGTTGACGATGCCGCCGGCCGTCACGTGGATCGGGCCGATTTGCTGGTTGCGCGCGATCGCGTATGTCTTCATTGCTGCATTCCTTCAGGAGGCAAGGGTTGCGGTTCAACCGGCGGGGCAGGCTGCTGCGGTGCCGGTGGCGTGATGTCGGGGCTGGTCATGACCTGCTGGAGGGTTTGCAGCACAAGTGTCTGGATCGCTGCTGGATCGACCGTGGAGGCCGCGGGCGCCATCGCTTGCAGACGATCCGTTTCCGCCTTGTAGGCCTCGATCTGGACCTTGATCCGGTCGTTCTCGACCTTCGCGGCATCCAACGTGCGATCCTGCTCTGCGGCCTGTAGCTGCTGGCCGAGCTGCTGAATCTGCGCGGCCATCTGCTGCATTTGCTGCTGCGCGGCGAGTGCTTGCGGGTCCTGACCTTGGAGCTGCGGAGGCAGCATCTTCTTGAGGCGTTCGGCGATTTCGTCGGCGCCCGGCCAGTCCAGGTTCTTCGCCAGCAGATCGCCGATGATCGGTGCCGATGCCGGGTTGGCCCGGATGAACTCGACCATCTGTGCCGCGGCTTCCTCGCGCCGCGTGGTGAAGCTGGGGCCTGTCTCGCACGTGACGTCGTACTTGCCGGCCGTCAGATCGAACGAGCGCAGCACGGCTTGCGTGTCGGCTTCCTCCTGCGGATCGGGCTGCGGCGGCTGCATGCCGTTCACGGCCACGTGCGAGTTCGATCCGTCCTCGTGGATGACCCGCAGCATGCGCGGGCCGCTGTACACCTTCGGGATCAGGTCGCACAAGATCCGGCCGGCGTGGCGGATGCCGCGCGACAGGTTGTCGATGTAGTTGAACGTGGAGACGTCGCCTTCACGCTGGCGTGCCAGGATCGCGCGGCCCGACGTTTCGTTCGACTTGGCGCCGAGCGAAGCGTCAAACAGCCCCATGATCGACTTCATGTCATCGGAGGCGTTCAGTGCTTCTTGCAGCGCGCCAGCAGGCGGGCCGGCGAACGGCTGTCGCTGCGGCGGCGGCACTGGAGTGCCGTTCACCTCTACCGCGTCGTACTCGATGTACTGGTGCGTCTGCGTGTTCGCCGTGGCCCACTTCTGCGCATCGGTCGTGAACTGGCCGACAGCGCCAATGAACGGGGCTTTCGGCGCTAGGGCAACAAGCTCGGTAGATGCCGTGCGCCAGAAGTTGAACATCATCTGCGGGTCTTTGGCGAAGCGCACCAGCGACAGCAGATGCCGCTCGCCGTCGATGATCACTTCGTCGCCGTACACCGGCACGATCGGGATGTACTTGCCCGGCCAGTCGTTCGTTTCCAGCACGTCGCAGCCGGACAGGATGTACTGCGTGACCTTCATCGTGCGCGTGGGGCGAGTGGCCTCCACGGTTACACCGTTCACGTCGAAGAAGTCGCGGTTCTCTTCGTAGTCCTTCTCCAGCATCACGTTGCCGTTGGAGAGCTTGACCAGCGTGGCCGGCACTTCCTCGCGCTTCCAGTACTCGGCGACGCGAATCTCGTCCTCGGTGAACCAGTCCTGGCCGTCCCGGCTGTCCGCCATGAAGTCGACCATATCGGCCTTGGGCCACTTGCGTTTGAACTCGTCCCTGCTCCACATTTCGGTGACGATCGCAACGTTCCAGTCGGACGAATCCGCGGCCATCGACATCGGGTCGCCGTAGACCGTCAGCGGGTTGCGGATTGGCTCGATTCGGATGTCCTGGTCGAACGCGTCGTCGCTCGCGTATTCGGTACTGATGCGGAAGTAGCCAAAGCCACCGGTGACGGCGTTCTCCAGCGCGTTGTCGTAGGCCACGTCAGCATCAGACGTGTACTCGATGTTGCGCACGAGGCCATCCAACAGCTTTGCGGTTTCCTGGTCAGCACCATCGCCCACCGGGTGGAATTTGATCGACGGCGTGTTTTGGCGCGCGTCGTTCGTGACCTGGCGGATGAACGCCGGCAGGCGGTTCAGCGTCAGGCATGGGCGCCCTTCGCGGTCCCGCTGCTGCTTAATCTGCTCGGGCCACTGCTCGCCCAGGCGGGCGAACCGTACGTCAGCGAGCCAGTTTTCCCGGTTCTCCGATTCACGATCGCGCGCACGTGCGAGTGCCTTGCGTGCCTCGATTAGCAGCTCTTCGTCTTTACTCGCCATGTTTTGAACGCGAAATAGGGATTGCGGCGAGGGCTTGCGCCGTCGCCGTGTTACTTGGATCTCAGGGGGTTAGCCCAGCCAGCCGCTAGGCACGTGCTGCCGTGGGGCTACCGGGCGTTTTGGTGCTTCTGGTTTGACGATCGCCGGGAATAGCTCAGCCAGTGACCAGATGCAGGCGTCTGCGCGGTTCGGGGAACGCGGGCCGGTGTAGCCTGTCGTGCTGAATGCGCACAGCTCGTCCTCCAGCTTCGGCAGCATGCCGACGTGCCGCACCTTGCCTTGCTCGTACAGTGCGGAGAACGGTTCGGCGCGTTGCACCTTGCCGCGGCTCGCCGTGACCATCTTGAAGTTGACCTTCACGCCCATTTCCCGGGCTGCAGCCAGGATCACCTGTTTGACCATCGCGCCGCCGAAGTTCGATTCAGCCACCAGACAATCGGCGCCGTGTCGCTGGTACGCCGTCACAGCCATGCGGCCCCATGTCGCCGGGCCGGCCTGCAACGTCGCGTCTTCCAGCACGTATGCCTTACCGTCAGTCGCCAGCCCGGAGACCACGAGGCCGATTTCGTCGTTGTCGCTCTGGCTGTCGTCGTCCGAGCCGGATGGGTCCACGGCCACGACGACACGCACGAGGTCTTGCGGCGCTTCGTCTGCGCGCCAGCGATCGATGTCGGCTTCGTCGAACAGTGCGTTCGGCGTCGCCTCTGCGAACTCACCGTGCAGGAAGCGGCGTTTCATCCGCTCCGTCAACCCTTCCAGCGTGTCCAGGTACTCGGGCGAGAGGTTCGCCGCATTGTCCATGGGATTCATCTGGAACGATTCGTAGTTGCCGGCGTTCTTCAGCGGCTCGCCCGTCTCCGGGTCAACCTTCTGCTTGAACACCTTGAACGTCCAGTGCGCTTTGCTGGGAGGATTGCAGTCGAACAGGAAGCGCAAGCGGAGCGGCACGTCCTCGCGGCCCGGTATCTTCTGCATCACGCGCTGCGCGAGTCGGGTCAGCAGCATTTGAATGCCGGCCCAGCTGATCTGCGACGCCTCGTTAGCGTAGATCGTGCAGAACTCCATGCCCAGGATCTTTTCCATGCGCGGGCCGTCGTCCAAGCCACCGAACCAGATTTCGGAGCCGCCGGGCAGCGTTGCATAGCCGTCCGACATGTTCATCTTCCAGTCCGTGTCCTTCACCAGCTCCGGGAAACACACGCGCATGACCTTCGGGAACGTGTCGAGGATGATTGACGACTTCACGTGGTTGTACCGGAAGCGCACGATCATGTGCCGCGACCCTGGCGCCTTGAGCGCGCGGGCCACGATGTTGCGTACGGTGATGAAGGTCTTGCCGGAGCGGCCACCGCCGAAGAGCATGATCCACACGGCCAAGCCGGCCATGATCTTCGTTGCGGCCGACTGCTTTTCGGTGGGAGTAAACGCCATCACAAATCCGCGTCGACGGACGACAGCACGATCTGAAGCGCCCCGCCGTCCTTGCCGGTGTGCTCCTGCTGGATCTTGTCGCCGTATCGCTTCGGGTCCCACTTGGCCAGCAGCTTCAGGCGAGTTTCGATACGCAGCTTGGACCGCTGGATGACGTCAGCGTCTGTGCGCACCATGCCGTTGTCGTCGATGTACTTGTCGTTCCGGCCATCGTCGGCGATATCAAGGCACTCGGCAGCGATGGCGTCGAACCCCTCTTCGCGTGCGCGCGCGATGTCGGCCTTAAATGCCGCGTCACCCTCACGCCAGTGGTTCACAGTACGAACTGCCGGCATGTGCTCGTCACGACAGATCTTCTCGAGCGGCTCGCCCTTCGCTAGGCGCTGGATGATCTCGTCCGCAATCTCTTGCGTGAATGTGCTCGGGCGCCCCTTCGGCTTCTCTTCAGCCTCGGGCGCAGCTTTCTGCTTTGCTGGTTTCTTGGCTGTCATAGTGATCGGTAAAAAAATGGCCCGGCGCGAGTTGTCGCAGGCCGGGCCGAATGCCTCTGGTCGTTACGCAGAGGGAGGAGACACAGGTAATTGGATCGCGGCGATGCGCGTCTGCTGGAGCTGGCAAAGGATCATCAGCCACCGGCGCTCGTCTTCGAGGGATAGCTGCATCGCTTGCTCCGATGATTGGCGCCGGTTACAGCGTCCGGCGTCGAGGGCCGCAGGTCATGCGCTCGACTGAAACGCAAAAAGCCCCGCGTCATCGCTGATCGCGGGGCTCTCGATTGTTTAGGTTGTGGTGGCCGGAGCTTATCCCGGCAATGGTAGGAAGCATAAGTGCGGGGACCACGTTCGCCACCCGTAGGACCCCTACCGCTCTCTAATGACTCTGAGCTATTCTCCCGCACTGTGCACTTTCGTGCATTCACCACGCAGCATGCGGCTGGATTCGAACCAGCGTACCCCTAGGGACCAGAGCCCGAAGCTCAGTTGCCGTTAACCTGCCTTGGCTACGCATGCTGTGTGGCGACTGGTTACGCCAGTCAGGCGACAACGAAAACTTGGCTACTCCTGGGGACGGATTCGAACCTCATTGCCCTTAGTCGGCAGCATTCATTCCCAAAAACTGCCGTCTGCCTGGGACGGCGCCTATTTCACCACTATAGGTCAAGCAGAAGTAGCCGACTAATTTTATCGAATTTCAGAGACGCCGGGGGCTCCCATCAGGGAACCCGGACACGTCTTGAGGGACGGAAATTAGTTGTGATTAGGAATGTACGGTAGAGCACACATTGCAGTCAAGACATTTACGCGCGGAATTTTCTGTTCCGGCGGTATTGTCGTTTACTTGCTACGATTGCCGGTCCTCGCCTACCTGAGTGCTCCGTACGCCCCATAACTCCGGGGTAGCACACTCAAGCCACATGACATGCCACCGCAGGGCGCCGTGTCCCGTGAAGTTCGTGGTGCTGGCGACTATCTGCTGGCTGCCGTCCGCGAGGACGATGTAGTTGCGGATTTTAGTGTTGCGTTTTTTCGTTCTCACATGCAGGCGGACACGTTTCCCTGTGTGGTCGTAGTGCGCGTACGTCCTCCCTGCATACCAGCCTTCACGAAGGTTGCGGCTTGCGTTGATCTTCATCGCGTCTTCTCCTTCCCCGTTGGCCCGAGCTGGCGGCGCACTTCGTCGTTGGTGGGCTTGCTCATTGGTTGACTCCTTCTCGCTCTAAGAGCGCTTCTATCGCCGCCTGCGCGGCCCTGAACTTCTCTACAAACTCCGTTGCCGGCCGGTGCGGGATGCCCATCTTGCGGCACACGACCTCCGGCTGTGCCATGCGGATGTAGCACCACCAGAGCATGAGCCGGTGATTCAGGGGGAGCTGCGGCATGGTGCGCTCGATCAACCAGGCGTCGGCTTCGTCCACCTGGCGGCGGTCAATGCTGGTAGGCGCAGTGCCCTCGGCGGCCTTGCGCATGCGGTCGCAGATGGCGCCGGTCTGGCTGCTCGCTGGGCGCCGGGCGTCATCGGCCACTACCCGGGCCCAGTTCTCCAGCCTCCATCCGATGTCGCGGCGCTCGGTCATGCGGCGCTCCCGAACAAGCGGAGCTGACTCGCCACCGGCTGAACCACCACGCCCAAGTGCCACAGTGGCGACAGATCCACATTGAAACCGAACAGTGCGGACCCATGCGACGCTGCCTCCTGCCTCAGATTCTCTCGCAGCACTCCGAACTTGAGCCGCCCACGCACGAAGAGAATAGACGTGCACGACTGCATCGCGATCTGGAAAATTCGGGTATCCGGGTGGGCCGGGATGAGCAAGGCAACCTGCACCCCGGCATGCGCCGCTTGAATGCACTTCTCAACCCAACGGTCACGGGCCTCTCCATAGGGCGGGTTGCACCAAACGGTATTGCCAGCCCACGGCAGCGCACAACCGTCCTGTGGCAGCGCATAGAACCTACGGGCCCCCGTAGGGTTGTCTGGCTCCGTACAGGGATCGAGGTCGAAGCCGCCCATCAGTGCCCGGACGGGCTCCAGCAGGTACGAGGGAGTGAGCATCGCTTGCCGCGCGTGTTCGTCCGAGCGGCGGCGCTTCGCGTTGTCGAACCTGTGAATGGCATTCGTCACGCTTCCTCCTTCAGTTTCTTGAGCCGTGCCCGGTACTCGTCGCGGATCCGCTTCAGGTCCTCGATCGTGTACTTGCGCGGCACGTTGTCTGCTTCCAGCGCTTCGACGCGCGCTAGGCCGATGCGAGCGATCAGGCCGATCCTGTAATCGACTGCGCGGCCGGCGCCATGACGGTTGCAGTGAACGAGCTGCCGATGCACGTTGTCCTCGTTGAAGCGGAGGTGCGGCGCGCTTCCCGTGCTGCGGTAGTGCCCAGCGTCCCACGCGGAACCGGTCAGGTAATCTCTCGTGTTCGTCCGGCCGCAGCAGATGCACGGCAAGTCCCGGTCGCGCTCCCTGACGTAGGCATTGAATGCGGCCTGCGCCTCCTTCATCCATTCGCTGCGGGTCTTCAGCTCCTCGCGCTTCTTGCGATCGGCCGCGCGCTCGGCACCCTTGGCCTTGGCCTTCTGCTTCGCCGTGATGGCCTGGCCGTACTCGATCGCGCAGGGAACGCCGCAGACAACTTGCAGCGGGCTGCCAGTGAACGCCGTACGGCATACGCGGCACGACTTCTTCTTCGGGCCGGCGGCCGGCTTCGGTTCGGCTGGCTTGAAGCCGGCGCTACGTGGGCCTAGTGAACGGCGGGTGAGCGGCGTTTTCTGCATGTGGTGCATTCTCCTTTCGAAGGCGCCCGGCGCGCGGCCGGGCTACTGTTACTTCCCTACGTTGACCATGCCTTTGAAGTCGGCGGGAACCACGATCGCGTGTACCTTTCCGTCGCGGATGCCTTCGGCGATCATCAGATTCGCCTGAGCCGCCATATAGTTCACGGCGCCGGCATTCGCGTTCAGGGTGGCAATTCGCTTCGCCTCCTGCTCAGCCTTCTGGACTTCCACGGCGGACTGTTTCAGCTCGTTCTGCGCCTTCACGAGGTTGTTGGCCGACGTGGTTATCGCGGCCGGCGGGACTGCGTTCCGAACCAGCACCTGCGTGACCTGAACGGCGGTACTAAGCTTTTCGCTGTCCAGTTCTGCCTTGATGCCGGCGAGGATCTGCGCTTCGATCTGGCTGCGATCGATGTTGATCTTCAGCGCTTCATATTTCGGAACGGTCTTGTAGACGGCATTGCGGGCTACCGTGGTCAGGTAGTTCTGCATAAGCAGCGGCTCGCCCTCATCGTTCACGCCGTGGAAGGACCGCGCCTTGTTGATGTACAGGTCCGAAACGCTGGAGGGCGTCACGTTGTACACGACGGTCAGGTCGAAATCGTCCATGGTCACGTTCTCCACCGTCTGAGGGCGCAAGTCCTTGACCTCGGCGTTGATTTCCCGGATCGGGAACTTCAACACGCTGTCGAACACCGTCACTTCTACGGTGCCCGCGGCGAGCTCGCCGGCATCGATGGTCTTGTCCCAGTTGACTCGCAGGCCAACTTCGCCTTGCGCCACGCGGGTGCAGCCCGTCAGGGCGAGGAGGATGGCGAATACGAATGCAATGTTTTTCATGGTTTCCCTTCGTTTTGGTACTGCGGTTATGCGCTCGCGCGCGAATTAATTGGAGGCCTTCTGCTGCGCCAACAGGCGTCCGTAGCGTGCCTCCGGGTGCGCTGCCAGGTACTCGCGCATCTTCCGGTCCGTCTCCTCGCGCTTGGCACGGTCGCGTGCATCCTCTTCGGCCTGACGCTGCGCCTGGATCCGCGCCAGCTTCTCTTCCGGCCCTTCAAGCTGCGCCAACGCCTCCTTGAGCTTCAGCAGGCCTTCAGGCTTCGCCGGCGGCAGTCCGGATTCGTTAGGCAGCGCGAGGTGCTGTGGCGGCGCGGGCAGCAGGCCGGCGGTTACGGCTTTCTGCACGGCGATCTGGCGGCGGTCGCCATCCCAGCCGGCGGACACAGACCAGCACACCGGCTTGTTGGTTGCGCGTGCGTCGTCGACGAGGCGCTTGTACGCGTCCTTGAACGCCATGCGAGCGCCGATCTCGTCGCCGCTCGCCAGCAGTGGGCGGGCTAGGTTGAACGCCTCGGCCATCTCCTGAGTCCATACGATCGTCTCGCGCTCGTCCTGGCTGGTGATCGCCACGGCCCACGCCTCGTTTTCGTCGGGCCGGCCGTCCAGCAGCTTGCAGCGGGCGATGATGCCGTTCGGGTTCGGGGCGAAGTCCGGACGCTCCATGCAGTAGGCAGCGAACGCTTTCTCGATCACGGCCGGCGCGAATGGCGAGAGCTGACGGAACCACAGATTGATGTCGGCCGCTTCGGGCAGCGGCTTGCCGTAACCGGCCAGTACCTCGGCCAGCAGCTTCGCGAACTTCGGCTTGTCTTCAGTGCGCATCGATCAGCTCCTCCATGTCGACATCAATCACGTCCCCGTCTGGCGCCGCGGTGCCGTCCTCGTTCATCAACTCGGCCAGGATCCGCGCGTTGCGTTCGTCGATGCTCTCCGGGCCGGTAGTGCGCTTGCTCGCGAGTTCGATGAAGTTGTCGATGTGCTGGGCGTCACGCAGGATCAGATCGAGGCCATTGAACTTGCGGTGCCGGTCGTTCTTCCCCATGTGCCATTCGCTGCGAGAGCAGCCCAGGATCGCTTCGCAGACCTGCCGTGGCTCGTAGAGCTTCAGCGCGGCTTTGATCGCCTTACGGCGTTTGTCGTCCAGCTGAGACCCTGGCGAGTTCATCGTTTTTTGCCAGTACGCGAAAACCTCGGCGACGACATCGCGGTCGGGCGGCGCATCGCGGCGCTCGACAGAGAGTTCCTTTCCCTTCCCTTCCTCTTCCCTTCCTTTCCCTTCCCTTCCCTTCCCCTCGTGTGGCGTGGCTGACGCGTCGTCCACGCGTGCCGCACGCGTCGAAGTCGTTGATTTGACTTGACCTTCTTCGGGAGCCGGCAATTCCGACTCGGATTCCCGGTTGTTGATGATCTGGTGCTTTGCGAAGGTCGGAATGACGCCATATTCCTCGCCATTCACCTCGTACCGCACGACAAAGCCACGCGTCACCAACGCGTCAAGTACGCGTGAAAAATCGCAGGCGTCGTACGGCAACACGTCGAGCTTGAGTGCGCGAGGCCGCCACTTGAAGCGGCCGTCGCGATCGCAACACGTGAACAACCCGATGAAGGCAAGGCGAACTGGCAATCCCGTTTCCTGCTCTAGCTCGAACAGGTCTTCGTGCTTGAACAACTCGGGCTTAACGGTGCGGATGCGGGCCATGATTACGCGGCCTCCCGATACACGTTGCCGGCGTCGATGCGCGAGCGCACGGTGTTCAACGCCTGAGTGACCTCCCAGCGCTTGGCGATCGCCATTTGCTGTTCGTGTACTTGTAAGGCTTCTTCGATGCCACGCAGCGCCTCGCCGTCCAGGCGGAAGTTGCCAGTACGAGCGCTGCGGATCTTCGCGCGGAATGCGCCGTCAAGGGCCGTGACGAACGCTTGTTCGAACTCCGCGCCGATGCCCTTCTCGCACAGCACGAGGCCGACGTTCAGCGAGCAAACGACGCAGCACCACGACTCCTCGTTGGCGTCTCCGGTGCGCAGGTTTTCGAAGGACAGCCAGTACGCGAGGCCGATATCGGTCGTCTGGTCCTGGCTGAGAGTGGAGGCGTTCTCGCCGCGTGCATGACACATGGCGATCGCTACTAGCCCGCCGTGCCGCGTGACGGGCTTGGGGACGTATTTCTTGTTTCGGGGCTTCTTCGCTTTGGTCATGGCCGTACTCCTGCTTCGCCGAACAACGCCGCCACGAGCGGATCTCGGCGGTTGATGGCCGGGTAGACACGGTAGGCGGACTGTTGCGGAATTCCGAAGATGCCGAGCGCTTCGCCGCGGCTGGGCGATGGGCCGTAGTGCCAGACGTACTGGCAGCCCGTAGGGGTATTGACGCGCTCACGATGGGCGCGGCCGACACGCTCAAGTTCCGCGACGCGCAACCGGCATGTAGCGACCGAGTAGTGTGTCAGTCGGGCCAAGTCGTAGGCGGTCCGTGGCTCAGTCTTGAGCAGGTCGGCGATTTGCCCCACCAGTTCCTCGATCGGGAACCGGCGTTGGCTGCGGTCTACAGGGAGAGGCCGGGTCATGGTTCCGCCCTTCCCGCCTGTTCAGCGGCGCAGCGGTCCCACTCGGCCTGCCATTCAGCGATTGCAGCAGCGTGCCAGTTGAACTCGTGCTCGTCCCGGCCTTCGCCACGGATGAACGCCGCTTGCGCTTTCTCACGGATCGCGGCGCGGGGGATGATAGGCTCACACATAGTCAGCGCTCCTTTTCAGACGGCACGATGTACTTCTTCGTGTACTTCTCTGCCGTCTCAGCGAGGTTGTTCACGTCGGCATTGAGGCGCCCGTACTCGCGTTCCTCGCTTTCCGGGTGGTTCGACTTGTGAAACTCACGCTTGTACGAGCTATTGCGAATCACGACGTTCTTGACCATCGACAAAACCTTCGTCACGTCCTTGTGGTGTTCTTCGTTATCCATGGTGTCCTTTCAGTCTCCCCGGTCACTCCGGGTTATCGTTGTGAGATTTCGGTCGCAGCCGGAAGCCATTAAAGGAGCCTCCGGTTGTTCATCGCTCGTGCAACTGGCCTACGACTGGCCCCTGTTCGCATGGCCGGTGGATGGCTAACATGCGCCTGCATCTTGTCCATCAGCAGCCTGTAGGCATTCGTCGCAGCAGGGAGGCCGAGGGATGCGGAGTACTTCGTGAAAGCACTCTTGGTCTTCGGGCCGACGCGAACGCGGATGATCTCGGTACGCGCTTCTTCTGCTTCGAGAGCTGCGAGGACTGCGGCAGCGATTACGGGACTCATGGTTTTCATGCGCTTCTCCTTGGTGTTGCGGGTTACGAGGTTTGGGTAACGATGGGTGTTGCTTACTGCGTAGCCGGCTCGGGACGCTCCCCGAACACAGCGGGATTTAGTTCGTAGCGGGTGACCTGGCCGTCGAGCGCGGTTTCGACTTCCCGGCATCGTTCGCCGGGTACAAGGCCTTGCTTGGCCCACTTCTGGACGGCCTGAGGGGTGATGCCCAGCAGGTTGCCGAGCGCGGTTTGGCTCCCAGCAATGCGGATGGCTTTTTCGATTCCAGTTTCCATGGGTTGTAAGCGATAAGTTGGCTACAACCCTAGGTTACACCATTTCGGTTGTAGTTACAACTAAATTTGCAGTGCGCATTACAACGCGCGCTTGTAATATGAACGGATGGAAACAATGGCAACTCGACTATCAAGACTGTTGCAACAGAAGAACGGCGGAAACCAGTCCGAAATGGCTCGTTACGTCGGTGTCTCGCCGCAGGCAGTCCAAAAATGGGTTTCTGGCGTGAGCGAGCCGAAGGGGAAGAATCTTCAACGCGCGGCGGAATTCTTGGGCGTGGAGCCCGGCTTCTTGCTGTACGGGTCGGAGAGCAAAGCAGACAACGGCGCGCTATCGCGGCCTGAGTCGCCATCGAACAGACAGGGGTACTACCCTGAGAAGCGTCAGGGCGACCGCCAGCAGCCAGAAGTGCATTCGCTCATTACGGCATTCGATCCTGACGACGGTCTAGCCGAAGACATGGTACTCGTGCCGGAGTCGCGCATCGAGTTCGCGGGCGGGGACGGCCGGATCAACTACGAGCTAGTGGAGGACCAGGAGCCGGCCACCTACCGCCGGAGCTGGTTCCAGAAGTACGGCCTGAACCCGGACCACGTGCGCCGCTTCCGCGTCACGGGCGACAGCATGGAACCCCTGCTCTTCCCGCGTGACACGATCCTTGTCAATTTGGACGAGACGCAGGTGGTCGACGGTCGGCTTTACGCGATCCGATACGGCGAGCAGTTGCGTGTCAAGTATCTGAGCAGGCGGCTCGACGGGACGCTCATTCTGCGCAGCGTCAACCCGCTGTACAAGGACGAGGAAGTGCCTCCGGAGGTCGTAGAGGAGCACATCACCGTAATCGGGCGTGTGCGTGATCGAAGTGGAACGGGTGGACTATGAAAAAGATGCTTGTGATATTCGCAGTGGCGTTGGCCGGCTGCGCCAGCAACTCTGGTGTCGTTACGACGGGACCCAATTCGTATTTTGTATCCCGCCAGGCTGCGACCGGCTTTACCGGCCTGGGTTCTTTGAAGGCCGAAGCCATGGCCGAAGCTGGGCAGTTCTGTGTCGCTCGAGGCCAGTCCGTAGAGGTGACAGAAGAAAAAGACTCTCGCCCGCCATACATCGCCGGCAATTACCCTCGTACCGAGATTAGGTTCCGGTGCATCTGAACCGCGCTTAGCCCGCTTTCACAACCAAGCCCGCCTCACGCGGGCTTTTTTTTCGTCCCTACAACTCTCCCGCCGCTCTTCCAACTGAGCGCTTCAACTTTTTTCGCTTCAAACTACAACTAACGCTTGCATCTACAACCGTTTAGTTGTAACCTGTCGTTGTAGCAGTTGAACACGAAAAGGAGCATCCGATGACCTACGCAGACGAAGCCTACGACGAAGCAGTCACCGCATCGTTCCGCCGCGTGTATCGGGAGCTGATCGAATCGGGCTTGCATGAGGCAGACGCCGAGTGCGAAGCGAAAGAGCGCGCCGAAGCTGAAGTAGCCAAGCGTGTTCGCGATGGCCGCGAGCGTGATGCAGAGGACCGCTACCACGTTCGCAAGCTGTTCGCTGCTGCATGACGGATCGGCGCGCACCGTACAACGCGCGCCACGAGAAGCCCGCCTCGCGAAATAGGGACTGTGGGATCAGCATGCCCCGGTTGCGCTCCGTTAGGCGCTGGCAGCCGGAAAGACGGCACCTACCGACAACAACCTGGGGAGCCAGAATGAGCGACACCAACAACGCAGCATCGCCCGCAGCAGAAGAAACGATCACCTCCTACAAGGGGTTCGACGCCAACTGGAAGTGCCGCGATTTCCAGTACGCCGTTGGCGAGACGTTCACGCACGAAGGCGACGTAGAGGCGTGTCGTTCAGGGTTTCATGCCTGCGAATACCCGCTGGACGTGTTCACGTATTACCCGCCGGCCGGCAATCGTTTCGCCATCGTGGAGCAATCGGGTCAGCTGAGCCGCCACGATGACGACACGAAGGTCGCTAGCAAAACCCTCAAGGTGTCGGCCGAAATCAGCTTGGCCGGGATGATCAAGGCGGCTATCGAATACACCGTGAAGCGCTGCAAACCGGTTGACCCGGAGTCGCCCGCACTCTCGAACGAAGACCAAGGCGCGGCCAGCAGCACGGGCGACCAAGGCGCGGCCAGCAGCACGGGC